CTTGCTGCGGCCCAGCAGGCTCTGGTCGATCACCTTGCACTGCCCGAACACATCCTCCAGCCCGTTGCTGGTGAACGAGCCGGTCAGGCCCCAGCGGATCTCGACGGACTTGATGACCTTCTCAAACGCTTTGAAGCGTTTGCCGCTAGGGTTCTTCAGCCGCGTCAATTCGTCGAACACTACGCCCGTGAAGTCGGACAGGTCAAGGTCGCCTAGCCACTGCAGGTTGTCGTAGTTGATGACCACCACATCAGCGTCGGAGTACAGCGCGGCGATGCGTTGCGCTGGCGTACCGACCGCCACCCGCACGCGCAGCGATGGCGCCCACTTGGTGGCCTCCACGGGCCAGACCGAAGTGACCACCCGCAACGGCGCGACGACGAGGAAGCGGATGTTTTCTGCAGCCACCAGATCGCGCATGGCCGTCAGCGTGATCGCTGTCTTGCCTGCGCCGACCGGCGCGAGGATCATCGCTCGGTCGTGCTCGTACAAGAAGTCAGCGGCTTCCTCTTGGTACGGGCGCAGCTTCATACCGTCACCACATAGCGCAGAAAGTTGTCTACATCTGCGGCGCCGTAAAGGCATGCGTAGTCGCAACCCATGTCGTTGATCTCCTTGCGAAACACCTCTTGCAGCGGGGTCAAATGGCCCGACTTGGTCTTGACCTCGACGAACCACACGCGGCCACCAGGCAGCACGACCAGACGGTCGGCCACACCACGGTGGGCGGGCGATACGAACTTGTACGCCTTGCCGCCGAGGGCTTCTACGCCCTTGACCAGCCTGCATTCGACATCTTTCTCAAGCATCGGCTTCTCCGAAATTTTGTGTTTGTCCATGTCCGTAACTTTACAGCGGCAAAAAGTCTTGTGCAAGTCTTTTTTGTCGGCTACACTGCAGTCCTCATCAGTTCACTGGAGTTCACATGCAGCACAGTAAAGTTGTTGGTGGTTCGACTGCAAAACGAGTTTTGCGGTGCCCAGGCAGCGTGGCGCTCGTTGCCAAGATGCCGCCGCAGGCGTCATCCAAGTACGCCGAGGAGGGCACCCTGCTGCACGGCTGCATGGAAGACCTGCTGGCCGACGGCGAGATGGGCGACGTGATCGCCAAGCACAACCTGTCGCCCGAGCAGGCCGAGAAGCTGCAGTTCTGCATCGACGCGCTCGACCAGATCGACCCCGAGCAGAAGATGCAGTTCGTCCAAGAGGTTGAAGTGGAGTTCGAAGGCGTGAAGGCGCTGGAAGGCGTTTTCGGCAACGCCGATTTAGTGGGCCGCATCGGCGACCGCGCCGTGATCCTTGACTGGAAGTTCGGCGACGGCGTGATGGTTGAGGCCGAGGAGAGCGAGCAGGGGCTGTTCTACGCGGCTGCGGCCATGAAGACCAGCAATGTGCAGTGGGCGTTCGACGACGCCGAAGAGATCGAGATCGTGATCGTGCAGCCGCCCCATGTGCGCCGCTGGGTGACGACGTTCAAGCGCGTGCATGAGTTTGAGCGCGAACTGGTCGCGGCCGTGCAAGCCGCCAAGCGACCCGACGCGCCCGTCGTCATCGGCGACCACTGCCGCTGGTGTACTGCCAAGCCGATCTGCCCGCTGATGTCTGGTGCCATCGACCGTGTGACGCATACGGCGCTGGCCACGGTGGACCCCGAGGCGCTGGGCCAGGCGCTGGCGCTGGCCGAGCGGCTGGAGGACTTCATCGCTGACGCCCGCAAGCTGGCGCAGGCGCGACTGGAGAAGGGCATGCCCGTGCCGGGTTATAAACTGGTGCCCAAGCGGGCGACCCGTCAGTGGGTGGATGACAAGGCGATGCACGTTTTGTGGCTCAACGCCGGCATTTGCCCTACCAAGTACCAAGAAATCAAATTGCGCAGCCCTTCTCAAATGGAGAAGGTCTGCAAGGAGCACGGCGTGGAGTTCCCGGTCAATCAGGCCGTGAGCGTCTCGTCCGGCAACACCCTCGCACCGGAGAGCGATCCCCGGCCCGCGGCGGTGCTCATCGGGCAGCAACTCGTTGCTGCTCTTTCTAAACTGAAGTGAAAGGTTCAATCGTGTCCAATATCGTTGCGTTCTCTCAAGCCGGTTTGCCGGCAGTTTCGTCCTTGTCCACGGCCCTTCGCGCCATCGCACCTGACGTGGGCTCTGCCACCGTCATCGTGAAGATGGACAAGACCGGCCATTGGGTGTTTGGCGCGGACCAGACCGAGGTGGAAGACGGCTCCTTGTGGGCTGTCAATCCCTTCAGTTTTGTCCACGGCTTCATCGCGTGGGGTGAGGGTGAGGTGCTGGGCGAGAAGATGGTCGGCATCACCCAGCCGCTGCCCGAACTCGACGTGGCGCCCCCCGGCGCCAAGCGGGGTTGGGAGGCACAGGTGGGGTTCAGCCTGAAGTGCGTCAGCGGCGAAGACGCCGGCATGGAGGCGCGGTATACCGTGACTTCTGTCGGCGGCAAGCGCGCAGTGCAGACGCTGGCGGTCGAGATCGCCACTCAGGTGGAGAAGGACCAGACCAAGCCGGTGCCGGTGATCGTTCTCGGGAAGGATCACTACCAGCACAAGAGCTACGGGCGCGTTTACACGCCCGAGTTCAAGGTGCAGCACTGGGTCGGCATGGACGGCGCGGCTGACGAAGCCACCGAGCCTGCCGAGGCGCCCGCCGTCGAGCCGGCACCGACTGGCCGTCGTCGCCGCGCGGCCTAACCAAGAGAGGGGGCCGGGGTCGAAAGGCCCCGGCTTTTTGCTATGGTCTATTACAACGAGATCGACCCCTATGCGGCGCAGTGGCTGCGCAATCTGATTGCAGCGGGTCACATCGCGTCGGGGGTGGTTGATGAGCGATCTATTTGCGACGTGGATTCTGCGGACCTCGCAGATTTCACGCAGTGTCATTTCTTCGCCGGTATTGGCGTCTGGAGCCTCGCCCTGCGCCGCGCCGGATGGCCCGACGACCGGCCTGTCTGGACGGGCTCCTGCCCTTGCCAGCCCTTCAGCGCCGCAGGCAAGCGAGACGGTTTCAGTGACGAGCGCCACCTTTGGCCGCACCTGTTCCGTCTCATCGCGCAGCGCCGCCCTGCAGTCGTCTTTGGCGAGCAGGTTGCAAGCCGCGACGGCCTTGAGTGGCTCGACCTTGTACAAGCTGACTTGGAAGGCGCGGATTACGCCAGCGCAGCGGTCGATATCTGCGCTGCGGGCGTCGGCGCCCCCCACATCCGACAGCGGCTCTACTGGGTGGCCGACGCCGACGACGCGCGATTGGAAGGACGGCTCGCAGTGCGACAACGTGCCGACGAATGCGCTGCTGGGCCGCACGGCATGGCTGACGGGCTGGCCGACGCCGACTCTGCAGGCGAAGGAGTGGTCGGAAGCTGCGGTGTTGTCTTGGCTGGCAGGAACACGCGGGACGCACGGGCTGGACTTGGGGGCGGCAGCAGTCATGGCGGGCTGGCCAACACCGAGAGCCAGCGAAAGGCCGCAAACGAACTTCGACGAGATAGCGGAGAACGGCAGCAGTTGGAAGGGGCAGGGGCGCGGCGCAACAGTTGCGACGATGGCCGAGATGTTGCGCAGCAACCCGCAGCCGGCCCGACTAACGGCCACTGGCGAGATGCTGACTGGCTCCACTGCCGGGATGGAAAGTGGAGGCCAGTTGAACCCGGCACATTCCCGCTGGCTCATGGGGCTACCGCCCGAGTGGGACGCCTGCGCGCCTACGGCAATGCCATCGTCCCGCAAGTCGCGGAAGCCGTCATCCGGGCCTACATGCAATGATCTGGATTGACTTCGAAACCCGCAGCGCCTGCGACCTCACGGTCGCGGGCGTTTACAACTACGCGCAGGACGCGAGCACAGAAGTCTTGTGCATGGCGTATGCGCATGACGATGATGAGGTGCAAATTTGGCGACCGAGCCAAGAATTTCCAAAATCAGTTCGGCAGGCCGTGCTGGCTGGCGAGCGCGTCTACGCCCACAACGCCGCGTTTGACCGGCTGATCTGGACGTATGTCCTGTGGTCAGACCACAACGCGCCCGTGCCCAAGCTGGAGCAGTTCTACTGCACGGCAGCGCAGGCCCGCTCCAACTGCGCGCCTGGTTCGCTGGAGGATGTGGGGCGGTTTGCGGGCGCGTCGATGCGCAAGGACCACAAGGGCGCTGCGCTGGTGCGCAAGTGCTGCATCCCGCCGTTCAAGCACACCGAGCAAGACCTGGCCGACCTGTT